TATAATTGCAAAATTAAAAGAATTAAAAAAACAGGTAGAGTTAAAATAGAAAGTATTCCACCAGAAGAATTTTTAATAGATAGAAGTGCTAAGACAATTGAGGATGCCGATTTTGTTTCTCATAAAGTTTTAATGACAAGATCAGACTTAGTCGCTATGGGTTATCCTCAAGATGAGATTGATGAATTACCAAAATCAGATTTAGATATTTACAATACTGAAGAAACAGTAAGATTAACAGATGTAGATAATTATAAAATTGATGCTTCAACTGATAGCTCAACAGAAAAAGTTTTAGTTTATGAGTCTTATGTAAAATATGATTATGATAATGATGGTATAGCAGAGCTTAGAAAAATTGTATCAGCTGGAACAGATGGTGCTAACATATTATCTAATATGCCTTGCGATAGTGTTCCTTTCGTAACCATCACTCCTATTCCAATGCCACACAGATTTTATGGAAGATCAATTTCAGAATTAGTAGAAGATGTTCAGTTAATGAAATCTACTGTCATGCGTCAGTTGTTAGACAATATGTATTTAACAAATAACAACAGAGTTGCTGTTATGGATGGTATGGTAAATATGGATGATCTACTAACGACTAGACCTGGAGGAATTGTTAGAACTAAACAACCACCGAACCAAGTCATGCAACCTTTACAAGCTCAACCAATTTCACAACAAGCCTTTCCATTATTAAATTATTTAGATTCAGTTAGAGAAGCTAGAACTGGTGTTTCAAAAGAAGCTCAAGGTTTAAGTCCAGATACATTAAATGCTAAAACAGCAACTGGTGTAAATGCACTAATGCAACAAACTCAAATGAGATCAGAATTGATTGCTAGAGTCTTTGCAGAAACAGGTGTCAAGAGTTTATTTAAAAAAATATTTGAACTGATGGTTAAGTATCAAGATAAAGAAAAAATTATAATGATGAGTAATCAATATATTCCAGTTAGACCTACTGAGTGGAAAGATAGATTTAATATTAGTATTGTTGTTGGACTAGGAACTGGTTCTAAAGAACAACAAACAATTATGTTAAACAGTATTTTAGAAAGACAACTACAAGCATTCCAATTACAAGGTGGAAAAGAGATGCCAATGGTTAATCTTAAAAATATGTATAACACTTTAACTAAGATGGTAGAGAATGCTGGTCTTAAAAATGTAGAAACTTACTTTGTAGATCCTGATGTTGGTAAACAAATGATGCCACCACCTCAACCACCACCATTAACTCCTATTGAGAAAATAGAATTTACTAGAATTGATGCTGAGAATAAGAGAAAGATTGCTGACCTACAGTTACAATCTCAAGAACTTGCTCAAAAAACTCAAGAAATGCAGTTAGACTTTGAAACTAAGATAAAAGAAATGTCTTTAAAGTATAATACTCAATTAGATACTGCAAAAATTAAAGCTGATGCAGATTTAGATAAGATGATGGTTGCTGGAGATAACAAAATACTTGAACAAGCGGCAAAATCTACTAATATGTTCGGTGAACAGTTGAAAGGAACAAATGGAAGCGAAAGACCAGGCGGACAGGGCGGTGGAGATCAGCCGATCCAACGAAGCCAAGCAGATATTAGAGAGTAAACTTTTTCAAGAGAGTATGGAAACTCTTAAAAAAATTTATTCTGAAGCACTTCTTGAAAAAACAGGTGCTAAAGAGAGTGATACCAGAGAAAAACTTTGGATCGCTTATAATGTTGTAGGTAAAGTGGAACAACACTTATATACAATCATTGAAACTGGAAAACTTGCATCTAAACAGTTGGAAGATTTCAGGAAGCAACAGGATAATACAAAATTTTAACCACAATGGTTAGAATAAGCCAAGTCGCAAGACAGCTTAACTAGGAGGACTTCATGTCTAACGAAAACCCATTACTGAATAATAATTCAGTACAAGGTGCAGCAAAATCTATTGAAAGTTTAATGGACTCAAATGGAGTTATCAAAAAACCTCAAGAAGAAGCAGCATCAGTTGAACCAAAAGAAGAAGTGGAAGCGGAAGTGGAAACTAAAACAGAAGAACAACAACAACCTGAAACTCAACCAGAGGAAACTTTGGAAGTAGCAGATGAAGAACAAGCATCACAAGATGAAAATGCGATTGAAGAACAAACAACCGATCTACACCAAGTTACTGTTAATGGTGAAAAGATTGATGTTGACCTTGACGAATTAAAAGCAGGTTATCAAAAAGATGCTGACTACAGACGAAAAACTGAGGAGATAGCAATTGAAAAAAGAGAGCTAAAATCTGAAGAAGATCGTCTTAAAAATCAGTATTCAACTAAGATGGATGATTTAAATTCATTAGTAGTTACTTTAAATGCTGAGATTAACAATGATATGAATTCTAAGGAGCTTGATGCTCTTTGGGATGAAGATCCAACTGAAGCTGCTAGAGTTGATCGTAAGATTAATAAACGAAAACAATCAATTCAACAAGCACAGCAAAAACTGAGAGAACATCAAGAATCTCAGTTCCAGGAAATATTAAAAAATGAACAAAAAAAACTTCATTTAAAACATCCTGTACTTGCTGATCCTATTAAGGGTAATTCAGTTAAATCAAATATCATGGGTTATTTAAATTCTAAAGGCTTCACAAATGATGATGTTTCAAGAATTTATGATTCAAGATATTTTGATGTGATTATGGATGGTATGAAAGCTAATGCGACTAAACCCAATTTAGTAAGTAAGAAACTTAAACCATCTACTGTTGTTAAGTCTGGTGTTAAAACTACTAAGGAAGATATAAATAGTCAATCTAGGTTGAAGAAAATGAATACGTTGAAGAAAAGCGGAAGCACAAAAGATGCTACCGATTTACTGATGCGTTATCTATAAACAATAACCTAACGGAGAAAACAAATGGCTAAATACGGAACATACACAACAATTGGTATAAGAGAAGATATAGCGGACATAATTTATTCAATTAGTCCGACAGAAACTCCTTTTATGTCAGGTATTGCTAAAACAAAAGCAACAAACACACTACACCAATGGCAAACAGATGCACTAGCTGATGTTGCTGCTAACGCAGCAGTTGAGGGTGCTGATATAGCTTATGGAACTATGGCTCCAACTGTAATGGAAAACAACAGCACTCAAATTTCTACTAAAGGAATTCAAGTTACTGCAACTAACGAAGCTGTAACCCATGCTGGAAGAAATAATGAGATGGCTTACCAAGTAGCTAAAGCTGCAAAAGAATTAAAAAGAGATATGGAAACTGCTCTTTTATCTAATGTCGCTAAGTCTGCTGGTAATGCAACAACTGCAAGAAAACTTGGTGGATGTCCAACTTGGTACGAAACTAATGTTGACGCAGGTACTAATGGTGCTGGTGCTGGTAATGGTGCTATAAGAACAGATGGAACTCAAAGAGCTTTTACTGAAGATCAGTTAAAAGGTATTTTNGTTAGCTGTTACAATGAAGGCGGAAACCCTAACATGATTATGGTNAATGCTTTTAACAAACAGAAACTATCTGGCTTTACAGGCGGTTCTACTAGATTTGATGCTGCTGAAGATAGAAGATTAATTACTTCTATTGATGTGTACGAATCAGACTTTGGTACTATGCAAGTAGCTCCAAACAGATTTATCAGAGGTGCTAACAGTACATCTGCTAAAATCGGACAAGATGCTCACATTCTAGATATGGAATACTGGGCAGTTTCTTTCCTAAGAGATTTCTCTTTGCAAAACCCAGCTCAGACTGCTGATGCTGACCAAAGATTTATGGTTGCTGAGTACACTCTTGAGTCAAGAAATGAAAAAGCAAGTGGTTTAATCACAGATTTAACTACTTCATAATAAATCTAAAGTGGTGGGGGAATTATCCCCCATCATTCAATTAACAATTTTGTTTGGTCTTTGAAGTCAATGACGGAACGAAGCAAATAAATAGGATAAAAAAATGAGAACATTAAACGATTACTTTATTACATCTGCAATTCCAGATGTATCAACAGCTTCATCAACTTTTGTTTGTGTACCTGATGGTGGAAAAATTATTAAAATCATCACTCACAACAAAGCAGTTACAACTGGTACAGCAGCTATTTCTTTTGAAATAGGTGGTGTTGCAGTAACTGGTGGTGCAATAAGTCATACTGCATCAGGATCTGCTGGTAGAGTTTTAACTTCTGCTCCAACAGCTTTAAATACTGTTGCTGAAGATGGTACTATTGAATGTATTACTAATGGTAGTTCAACAAATACTTCTAAAATGGAAATTACTTTCGTAATTAGAAGATAATAGTATATAACAATATTTGGGGGATCTTACCTAGCGGTACTTCCCCCTTAAAATTAGGAGAAAAAAAATGAGTTTTAATTACGCACTAAGACCTACTACAATACAAAAAATAACAATGGCTGGAAGTGCTGCATCTATTGCATCATCAGCTTTTGGATCACAAACTGAATATGTAAGAATTTGTGCTGCAACAGATTTTCATATTATATTTGGTGCTGCACCAACTGCAACTGCTAGTCATATTTTTATACCTGCTGACCAACCTGAAATTTTTAAAGTTTCACCAGGAGAAAAGGTTGCTGCTTTAGGTGGAAACAATGCTATTATTTCTATTACTGAAATGTCTGGCTAATGGCTAAACAAAAGTTTACTCACTTTGTTCCAAGAGATCAGCCTAAAAAACGACCAGGTTGTCATAAAAAATCTCAGAACAAATCTGAATGTAGGCAAAAAAATCAAAATAGATATAAAGGTCAAGGCAGATGAGAAAAGATACAGTTATTGATGGTTTAAAAAAAGAAACATTTTCCCTAGATGATATGGAAAATAAAATTGTTGTAAATGAAGAAGTTAATATAGATCCTCATTTAAAGCATAATAAAATATTATTAAATCAAGATGATGGTTATTCAAAATCAAGAGATTTAAAAAGAGTAGCTAGTATTCCAACTTTAGCTTTAAGTGTATGGGCAAAAGAGTATAATGGTGATAGTAATTGGTTTGCACTTCCTAAAGAAGTACAGAATAAAATATTAAAAACTAAATTAAATAGTAATGAGTTTCAATATTTTAAAACAGCAGAAGGTAAATTATAATGGCATTAGCAACTTACTCAGATTTAAAAACATCAATAGCAAATTGGTTAAACAGATCAGATTTAACAACTGAGATAGCAGAAGATTTTATTGTATTAGCAGAAGCAGATTTTAATTCTAAATTAAGAGTTAGAAAAATGATAAGTTCTACATCTATTACTATAGATTCAGAAACAGAAGCTATGCCTTCAGATTTTTTACAAGTTAGAGATTTTTTTATTACTCAAGGTGGAACTAAATATGCTTTAAAATTTATTACTCCAGCTCAAATGGATCAAATAAGAGGATCATCTACAACTGGAATGCCTTCAACATATACTATACTTGGAGATAATTTTAGATTTGCACCTATCCCATCTGCTTCTTATACTGGTACATTAAATTATTATTCTAAGTTTGCAGCTTTATCAGATACTAATACTTCTAATTATATATTAACAAGTCATCCTGCAATTTATTTGTATGGTGCTTTATATCATGCTGCTAATTTTTTAGGTGGTATTGATCCACAAAGATTACAACAATGGCAAGCTATGTATACTACTGCTATGGAAAGACTTGAAAGAAATGATAGAGAAGATCAATATGGTTCAGCACCTTTACAACAAAGAGGTGATGTAACTGTTTCAAGTGCATTTAATAATGTATCAAGATTTGTTACAAATAATAATGGATAAAAAAAATGATTGATAAAAAAGAAAAAAAGTTAATAAAAAAACATTCACCTCATCACACTAAAAAACATATGAGTATAATGCTTAAAGAAATGATACAAGGAATGAGTTTTACTAAAGCTCATAAAAAAGCTATTAAAAAAGTAGGAAAATAATGCAAATACCTTTTGGCGAATGGCTACCAGATCAACCAGAATATAATAATCCTGGTGCTAACACAGCCAACAATGTTTATTTTGCAGCATCATCATACAAAAGATTTCCTTCATTAGTAAACTATTCAAGTAACAACATAACTAAAGATAGTAGAGGTGCAGGTTCTTTTAGAGATAACTCTAATACTGTATTTAATTTTGTTGCTAACGAAGAAACTATTTATCAATTATCATCTGGAACATTTACAGAAAGAGGTGCAAGAGGAAAATTATTAAATAATTCTTTTGCAACTTGCACAATTACAGTTTCTGATTATGCAAATATTGGTGCAGGTAAAACTATTACATTAAAAAAAAATGATGCTTCAACTATTGTATTTACATCAACAGTAGGCACAGCTTCTGGTACTCAATTTAAAGTAGAAACAAATAATAATACAACAGCAACAAATTTAAAAACTACTATTAATGCTCATGCAGACTTTTCAGCAACTGTATCTGATGCAGTTGTAACTGTAACTAGAGCAACAGTTGGAAATAATAATTTAACAAATGTTTCATCTGATACTGCAAGACTAACAACTACAAATTTTTATGGTGGAACTCCTTTAACTGGAGAAGCTACCGATTATATTACTTTTACTCAATTTGGAAATTATATAGTTGCAAGTAATGGTGTAGATGCACCTCAATATTACTTAATGGGTACATCAACTTCTTTTCAAGACCTATCAACTATTTCAACAAGTGGAACTGTTCCAACTTTTAAATGTTCAGGTGTAGTTAGAGATTTTTTTATAACAGGTAATCATGTTGATTTTTCAAATAGAATACAATGGTCTGGAATAAATGATTTAACAACTTGGGAATCAGGTACTAAACAATCAGACTTACAAGACCTACCAGGATCAGGTGGACAAATAACTCACATAACATCTGGAGAGATTTCTTATGTCTTTAGGCAGAATCAAATAATTCGTCTTGATTATGTCGGTGGTGCAACTGTGTTTAGGCTTTCAGTAATTTCTCCAAATAGAGGTGCAGTACTAGGTAGAACTGTATGTCAAGATAATCGTAGAGTCTTTTTTTATGCTGATGACGGATTTTATGAATTAAATGGAGATCAAGTAGTTTCAATTGGTGCAGAAAAAGTAAATAGATTTTTTGATTTAGATTTAAACAAAGCATACAGCGATAGAATTTGTGCAGCAGTAGATCCTTTTAATCAATTAGCTATGTGGTTATATCCTTCTAAAAATGATACCGCTAATACAACTGGTATTTGTGATAAAGTAATTATTTATAATTATGCTACTCAAAAATGGAGTACAGCAGATGCTAGTGCTAGTTCTATATTCTCACAATTTATTGGTGCTTATACAGTAGAACTTATGGATATTATTTCTGAGAACTTAGATAATATTAACATTTCACTAGATACAGACTTTTGGAATGGTGGACAAAGATATTTGGGTGCAATAGATAATAATTATAAAGCAGCTATATTCTCAGGTACTGAAAATGAAGGTACTTTAGAAACTAGAGAAATGGAGTTGTTTCCAGGACATAGAAGTAGTATAACTAATGTTAGACCAATTGTAGATGCTTTATCTACAGTAACTATCAAGACTAAAGAACGATTAGTTGATACAGCTACAGAATCAACATCTTCTTCAATGATTGCTAGTGGAGATAATCCAGTAAGACAATCTGGAAGATACTTTAAAATTAAAGTAATAACACCATCTGGATCAGTTTGGACTCATGCTCAAGGTGTTGATGTAATTGCTTCAAGAATAGGTTTGAGATGACGGAAAAAACTGATATAGATAATGTTAGATATAGTTTTGAAACACAAGAGTTCTTTCAAAGACAAATTGAAGAAGCTATTAATACATTAATAAATGATAGAAACAAAGAAAGCGATAAGGCTTATTCTTGGTTCTTAGGAGATTAAAATGGCAGGTATAAAAGATTATTCAACAACCCAAGCAAGTAATACTGATCTTAATGGTATTTCTACTGCTGAAGGAATGTTACCTTCTAATCTAAACAATGCAATCAGAGCATTGATGAAGAATACAAGAGAATGGTTTAACGATAGTCAATGGGTAGAGTATGGAGATGGTTCAGGTGCTTACACAGCAGCTTACGCATCTTCAGGTTCTTTTACAATTAATGGTGCAAATGTAACTTCTTTTTATCATGCAGGAAGAAGAATAAAATTAATTGCAGCAACTCCTGGTACAATTTTTGGAACAATTAGTTCATCATCTTTTTCAAC